TTTGCATTTCCTCTTCACCTTGTGGTTTTTTAGGGAACATTACTGCGAAACTAGGGTAGATTTGATTCTGAATGTTCTGCTTTTGAAGGTAACTCATTTCGCCATCCAAGAACACCCAATTCGCTGCACTAGACCACGATGGAATAGAATAAATATCTTGACCTACTGAGGGTACTTCATAACACCAAAGGAACTGGTCTCCCTCTCTAGCATCTCTTAGCCTTACGATGGGAGTAATGCCTATAAGTCTAGACCAATCGTCTGAGAGGTAGTACATATCTCCCTCTTTGTTCTTACGGATTTTACTAGGACATACTCTAGTTTTAATCTTACAATAGCCTTTTTCTTTTTTACCTAAGAAGTAAACCCTATTATGAATAAGCAAATCTTTACATACTGCCTTAATAGTGTGATGTAGGTTAATCTTTTTAGTAAAGGCTATAGCATCTACTTTTGCTTTGGTAGATAATCTATCCATATCCAACTCATAACCACCACCCAAAGAAGCACTAGTTTTAAAGTCTATTATTGAAGCGTGTAGAGGTGACGTATAGTAGAGTTGATTTAAAAGCTGCGGGTAAAGATTGTCACTTCCAAAACTTACATAGCCTTGAGCTTGAGTATATTGAGCATCTACTTTAGGTAAAGAGAGGTTAGCATCTCCTACCTTTCTAAAAGGAGTAGAGAACGTTTGGAAAGTCTCAGACTCTATTGATCTATCCCTTGTTATGTTAAAACCGAATAACTTCATTAGTCGTATATTGTTTCTATTTCATAAGTTGTCGTAGATACTACCATCCTTCCCTCTTCTACTACTACCCCTGTAGTGTCGCTAACTGTACTTGGAATACTTACCGCTTCATAAACGTTATAAGTATATTGACCCTTTACTAAATCAAGGTCTGCACCAGTACCGCTCCCCTCAATCAAAGTAAAAAGGTTATACCTATCCGTAGCGGTTGAGGTGTCAGGTAAGTAAATCTCTATTGGCTCGGTTGCCATATCCCATTCATTCTCAAAGACGAATAAATAGAACGGACTAGAGAGCGTAGAGTTCTCCGTTAAGGTTAACACTATCTTGTTAGTTGTATCTTTTTCGATGTATATCAACTTACTTTTTATTAAGTTGTTTTTTTATGGTAGTTTGTTTATTCCATAACAAAAATATTTTAAATATACAAATAGGCTATTTTGCATTTTAAAGCGTTTTAAGAGACTTTCTAATTTAATAAGGTGTGAACATATTGACTACCTCGTGAAAGTTCATTAAACTAAAATGTTATATTTTTTAATCAATCTTTGATTAAATTCTCGTCAATATTTTTTTAGTATTTTTAACGCTATGAAGACATCAATAATAGCAACGGGAGCATCATTAAAAGACTACGACCTAACACAAATCAAAGGGCATAAAATAGCAATTAACTACGCTTACAAATATGTTAACTATGATATGCTTGTAGCTTTAGATGACCCAAAAAGGTTTGGGTTTTTACAACCTAATCTTTACACCACTCAACATTGGGTTAAAAAATACGGACAAGGAACAGGGTTTAAGAAGAGTTCGTTTAAAGGTATTGATCGTGAAGTAGGTTTTGTAGGTGCTTGTAATGGCTCTCTATTTGCTGCTATTAACTTAGCATTAAATATGGGTTTTAAAACCATAGACATCTACGGAGCAGATATGGCTCTTACTAATTGTTATTCTCACTTCTATTCTACAGAGCCTTGTACTAGTCACCAAGCCAACACCTATAAAAGAGTATTTAGAAGACATCGCTCACATAAGGAGTTGTTTATGTCTCAACTATTGGAAGACGAGACTATAAACTGGATTAACCCACAAGAAGAACAATTCTTTAACGGGGTAGCGTGGAGTTAAATATAGTAGCAACAGGAGCAAGTTTAAAAGGGTTTGACCTCTCGCAAATACCTAAACCTATAATGGCTATTAACTATGCTTTTAAATATGTTGACTATGACTATCTCGCAGCGTTTGATAATCCCGTAAAATATAAATTTCCAATAGACGAAAGACTACATACTAACTACGAATGGATAAATAGATATAAGCTAAAGTGTAACGGATGGAGCAGAAAGCATAGAAGAGAGGGGATAGTCTTACAAGATAACAGAGAGATATTTGGTAGGTCGGGGAGTTTGTTCTGCGGTATTAACGTAGCCTTTAAACTAGGATATAAACAGTTAGTTGTTTATGGTGCAGATATGGCTTTAACAGATGGCTATTGTCATTTCTACGATGACGAAAAAGTAACGGATAGACATTTAATCATTCATTATAATAAGTCTTTTGAGAGACATAAAAACACAAGAGACTACATTCTCAGACAAATACAAAGAACAGACAAGTCTATAGTCTTTAAATAAAAAAAGGGAACTATAAAAGCTCCCTTCTCTTTCGTTAGATAATGATTAGAATAACACAGAGTCGAAAGACTGTAGAGTAGCTAGAGATGCTTCCCAAGCATATTCTACCGCTTCACCTACAAAAGTAACGGAGTATTTACTTCCGTCTGCCTTTGCAGTTCCACTTCCTTCACCTACTGCTGAAAGTTGCATATCGTCAAACACCCAATAAAGATTGTTGGAATCTTTAAGGATAATTACGAGGTCTCTTTGACCTTCGCCTAAGATTTTAATAGCGTAAGACTTAGCTGCTTCTCTTCGGTGAAACATTAAGTTAATCGTTTGAGTAATGAAGCTAGACCCGTTTACCAAGTCAATAGCTGCTTCTTCTGTAAAGTTTGATGTGTTTCTTTTAATACTGAAAGTTTTACCCTCCTCTCCTGTAGCTAAAGTCATTGAGGTAATATTCCCCGCTGAGTCTACAATAGAGGTAACATCTTCAGCATCGTATATCCACACATTAGTAATCCCTCCGATATTGTTATCGCAAGATTTTACTATGTTTTGTAATGCGGTGCACGTAGCCATATTTTTAAGTTTAAAAAAAGGGGTAAGAGTAAAGTTACCCGTACCCCCTTTTAAGTTAGTAAATTAGTTCTTACGATCCGTAAACGATTTGCGTTGGATTCAAAATCTCAAAACCTACTTTCATATTCGCTCTTGTGCGGATATAAGGCTCTGCCGTTGTATCGTTCAAGTTAACCGCTCTAAGTGCAGTAGTATCAGATGCAGCATCAAAAGCGTAAACAAGGTTGTTCTTGTCTGTGAATACTACTTTATCGTTACTCATTCCGTCACAAATTACCATCGGTACAGATAGGTAAGTTAAAGGAAGTGCCTCTGTCAAGTAAGCGATAGTGTTACCCGCAGATACTGCGTAAGCGTAAGCAGTTGCTACGTTACGAGATACATACATTCTAAGGTCTGACCCTCCTGAAAGTAACTCAACTGGTGCAGCTTCGTATACATCTTGGATGAATGCTAGTACGTTTCCTGAGTTTACTGTAGTCGGTGCAGTAACATCTACTACTCCAGTGTCAGCAGCAAGTTTCTTTTCGTAACCATCACATAGAGCTAATACTCCTGTTCCTGTTGTGTCTCCTTGCCATCTGATTTGCTCGATATCCTCTAGGATATTTTTAGCCATTTCAGACCAGTAGTAGTTCATAAAGTTAGCTACTTCAAAGTTTCCGTTAGACCCTTGAGCCATTTGAGCAGAAAGGAAAGAAGCCTCTATGTCAAACTGACAAATTTGAGCCATTGCTGAAAGCGAACAAACGCTAATCAATTTAGCATCTAGTGTGTCTGTCGGAGCAGAGAAAGCACAAGACGAAGCCTGTAGTACTTGTCCGAAAGTTACATTAGCAAGTTCTGTACTTGCTTTTACGTTTGGAAGCGTTCTAAAGTTCTCCGCTACAGTCTCAGAGATGTAAGCACGAGAGTAGAACTCTTCAGGGTTTGGGCATAACAAAGCATCTGTTGCTACGCTCAAGTCAAATTTTAATCTTCTCATTTTGTTGTTTATTTAAGATTGTTTAATAATTTACGTCTTTAAATGCTCTAGCAATAGCACCGAATCTCTCAGTAATAGAAAGTTGAGTTGCTTCCATCTCTACTTCTTCTTCTACTACCTCTTCTTCTTCTACTTGCTTTTCTGCAATAGCCTCAAGAATCTCTGCTCGTAGTGCATCAAGTGCGGGAGCAACGATAGCCAAAATAGCTTCAGCATCTGCTTCAGGGTCTACCGCCATCTTTTCTTTTTCTTCTTCTTTCTCCTCCTCTTCGGGATTCATCATTTCCTCTTTCTCCTCCTCTTGAGCAGTTACTTCTTCTTCTTTTTCTTTGTCCTCTTCAAGAGCGACCTCTTCGGTA